GCACCGCGTGCGGCGAAATCCGTGGCTATCAAACCGCGCGAATTTTCTGGACGTTTGAACGATGGCGCTGCCCGAGAAGATCACTAAGCAGGACGCGTCCGACCTTCTGGATATTTCGCGCCAGACGCTCGACAACCGGATCGATTCGGGCGCGTACACGTGGCCGCCGGCGACCTGGGCAGCGCTCGTCGAGCAGGAGTTCGAGCGACGGATGCACGGCGGCGCCGCGGCCGACTCAGACGACGCGCGCTTCCGCCGAGCTCGAGCCGACAACCACGAGATCGAGGCCGCGAAGAAGCGGGGCGATGTCGCGCCGATCGCGCTATTCGAGGAAGCGGTCGTTTCGCTGTTCGGGGGCTTCGTTCAGGAGGCCGAAGGGGCTGAGGCGCGGTTGCAGCGCGCGGCGCCCACGGTAAGCGAGAGCATACGGCGTGAGTTCAGAGCGTTCCGCGACAACCTGGCCCGAGGCATTGATCGGTACTGCCAAGGCCTTAGAGAGCGTGCTCGCGATCGTGCAGATGCCACCCGAGCGCCACAGCGGCGAGTGGGCGCGGCAGGAGAGGGTGCTGCCATCGGGGAGCGCGGAGCCGGGACCGTTTAACGCTTGGCGTACGCCGTACGTCATTCCGTTTCTGAAGGCCTGCAACAACCCGCGATACAAGGAGGTCGTGCTGATCACGGGCACGCAGCAGTCGAAAACCGACTCGGTGTGCAACGTGATGGGCCATCTGCTGCAGGACCGGCCGTCGCCTCTCGTGTACTTCGCTCCGACGAAAGAGTTCGTCGAGCAGACGTTCGAGCCGCGATTCGTTGCGATGGTGGACTCGTGCGAGGTATTGCGCGGCCGCATGGCGCGTGGCAGACGCTCGCGGCTCACGATGAAGCGGTTCGGCGGTATCAAGGTCCGCTTCGGCTGGACTGGGTCGCCGTCGTCGCTCGCTGGTGACCCGGCGAGGAAGGTGTTCGTCGACGAGCTCGACCTGATGGATCTGAACGATCCAACGCACGGCGACCCGCTCGAGCGTGCCCACGAGCGGCACTCGACGTACGTCGACGGGCAAACGATCGTGACGAGCACGCCGACGCTCGGAACGGTCGAGGTCGAAGAGCATCCTCAGACCGGCGTGCTGCATTGGAAGCCGACGGACGACGTGCAGTCGGCCATCTGGCGCCGGTGGCAGGCAGGCACTCGGCATCAGTGGTTTCTGATCTGTCCGGACTGCGAGACGCCGTTTTTCCCGCGCCGAGAGCTGCTCGTATACGACGAGAAGACGCCGCCGGGCGAGCTGACCGAAGTGTTCCTCGGTTGCCCGCATTGCGGCCGCGCCATCGCGGAGGCGGAGAAGGACGCGCTGTTTGAGAAGGCCGTCGAGCTGGCTCCGGGACAGACGGTTGTTGACGGCGAAGTCGTCGGGCCCGAGCCCAAGGGCCGACGATGGTCGATGGCGGTGTCGGGTCTGTTCTCTCCGTGGCGTTCTTGGCTCGTCACCATCGAGCGATACCGTCAGGCGGCTCTCCCTGCTGACAAGCAGGCGATCACGCAAGGCGGGTTCGGCGAGCTCTACACGCTGCAGGGCGAGGCCCCGGAGTGGAAATCGGTGGCGAACCTGCGGCACGCGTATCACTTCGACGAGGTGCCGGTCGGTGTGCGCGTGCTGACGTGCGGCGTTGACGTGCAGAAGGACCGGCTCTATTACGCGGTGCGCGGATGGGGCGCCGCTTACGAGTCTTGGCTGATCCGACACGGTGAGATCCACGGCGAGACCGAGCATGACCTCGTGTGGGACGAGCTCGACTCGATGCTGAAGGCTGAGCTCGGCGGGCGACGAATCCGACTGACGCTAATCGACTCAGGGTATCGACCGGGCGACAAGTGGCGCCGGCCGGACAACCAGATTTACAAGTTCGCACGGCCGCGCGCGGGGCGCGTCGCCGCGTCGAAGGGTCACGACACGCAGGACAAGCCCGTCCGGCCGTCGAAGATCGACATCAAGTGGAACGGCAAGCTGTTGAAGAACGGCTTGCTGATCTGGCACCTCGATACGGACTACTTCAAGACGTGGCTGCATGCCCGGTTCGAGTGGCCGGCCGATCAGGCGGGCGGCTTCCATCTCGCGGCCGATACGACGGACGACTACTGCAAGCAGGTCACGGCGGAAGCGAAGGTCGCAACGGAGTCAGGACGAGTTGCCTGGACGCCAGTCCGAAAGGCGAACCACTACTTCGATTGCGAAGTGCTGAACGTGGCGGCGGCGCACATCCTGAACGTGCATGTGCTGAGACCGCCAAAAGAGGCGAAGCAAGACGAGGCTACGGAGATCGGCAGCGGCGATGCGTCGCCGCAGCCGCCTCTGCAACCGACACCAAAGCCGCGGCCGAGGCCGGCGCGGCGCAACTGGGTGACGCAATGGTGAACCGTTGAACATTCCGCTGGCGTTGACGGCTGGAGATCGCTGGGCGTGGACGGACTCGCTGTCCGACTACCCGGCGACGCTCTGGACGCTGACGTATTACTTCCGCGGTCCGAGCCCGCTCGAAGCTGCGGTTGCGACGGCGAGCGGCGCCGATCACGTGATCGCGGTTGCGGCTTCGGCCACTGCAGGATTGAAGCAGGGCGCGTACGACTGGCAAGCGCGCGCCGCATTGATCGCAACGCCGACGACCATCGCTACAGTCCAGGTCGGACGGCTAACAGTTGCCGCGAATCTCGCGAACGCAGCGGTCGACCACCGCAGCTTCAACGTACGAGTGACCGAGGCGCTTCAGGCCACGATCGAAGGCCGGGCTACGACTGACCAGCTTTCTATGTCGATCGGAGGGAGGAGCTTGAGCCGCATGTCATGGGATGAGCTTCTGAGCGCGTACGACCGATTCAAAGTCCTCGCAGCGTCTGAGAAGGGCGCCGCACCGACCCGCACCTACATCAGGTTCGAGCAAGCATGAGCATCCGCGATTGGTTCCGATCCGCTTCACCGCGGAGGGAAGCGGCTGCGCCGTCGATTCAGCAGCAGATATCGGTGTCGTTCGACACGTCGATCGCACAGCCGGCATTGCCCGTGCCGCGCTCGGTAAATCTGCCGGTGAAGCGCATGTACGCTGCGGCGCAGCAGTCGCGATTGACGGCCGGGTGGGTTGCGGGAACGACGAGCTCGGACACCGAGATTCGATCGAGTCTCACGAACCTGCGCGCTCGTTCGCGTCAACTGTGCCGCGACAACCCGCACGCGAAGCGGGCGCGCGTACTGACGATGAACAACGTCATCGGCAGCGGCATCGGCCTCCAGGCTCAGGTGCGATCCAGCCGCACGGAACTGCGGAAAAACGTCAACGACGCGATCGAGGACGCGTGGAAACGTTGGTCGTGCGCCGAATACTGCCACACGGGCGGGACGCTCCACTTCTCGGACCTCGAGCGGGCGTTGATGAGCGAGGTCTTTGAGGCGGGCGAAGTCTTCGTGCGCATGCACATGACCCCGTTCGGTGGATCGGACATCCCGTTCGCGCTTGAGTTGATCGAATCGGAGCGGGTGCCGCACGAGTTTCAGACGATCGCCACCGCCGATCGAGCGCGGATGGGCATCGAAGTCGATCAGTTCTTCCGGCCGATCCGCTATTGGATTCGCGATCGCCATCCGTCCGATATAGCGCCCGGCGGCATGCCGATGGACAACGTCCGTCCGGTGCCGGCGGCCGAGATCATCCATCTACGGCTCGTCGAGCGGTGGCCGCAAACGCGTGGGGTGCCGTGGCTGCACGCCGTGGCCGGAACCCTCAACAACATGGGCGGCTACACGGAGGCCGAGATCGTCGCGGCCCGCGCGAGCGCGCAGCCGATCGGTTGGGAGGAGCCGTCGGACTTCCCGAATCCGGAAGCCGAGCAGCAAGAGGACGGCACGTTCGAGACGCCGTACGAGCCCGGGTTTGTGCACCACGGCAAGAAGCTCAACTTCTACTCGCCGAACCGCCCGAACACGGCGCTCCCGCAGTTCATCAACCACTTGCTGAAAGAGGTTGGCGTTGGCGCGGGGTACGGCGTTCGCTACTCGGCGCTCTCGGGCGATTACTCGGACGCCAACTACAGCTCCGAGCGCGCGGCGCAGCTCGACGATCGCGACGGCTGGAAGGCCCTGCAGCAGATTTTCATCCGCGGCTTTCGCCTGCGCATCCACCAGATGTGGATGCAGCAGGCGGTTTTCGCTCGGCGCATCGCCGGCATCGGCGTCGACGAGTACATGGCGGACCGCGAGAAGTTCGAAGCGGTCAAGTTCAAGCCGCGCGGCTGGGGCTGGGTCGACCCGACTAAGGAAGTTGCGGCCTACAAGGAAGCGATCAAGGCGAACCTCACGACGCAAACACGCGTGATCTCGATGACGGGCGGGGGTGACGACATCGAGGAAGTGCTTGAGGAGCGCCGCAGCGAACTCGACCTCGCCAAATCGCTCGACCTCACGTCCGACGTCGACCCTGGCGCCGATCAACCAGAACCAACAGAGCCGCCGGCTGATCCGGCAGCGGATGACGACGCGCCGACCGACGAAGAGAAAGTCGATGACGAGCAGCAAGAGGAGCAACAGCGCATGAGGGTCGTGAAATGAACGCAGTCGTGAAAACGAAGGAGCGCGACGAGAGCTTCGTCTGTCGCGCGTTCGCGATCGAGCGTCTCAAGCAAAAAGACGACGAGGTCGTTTATCAGGTCTCTCTCTCGAGCGAGGCGCCGATCAGGGATTGGTCCTGGGCGCCGCCGAACATCCTCCTTCACGAGAAAGCGGCCGTTGATCTCGAGGGAATCTCGGAGCGCGGCATCGGGTTGTTCGAGACGCACGCGCACTACGACCTCGACCGGATGGTCGGGCGAATCGTCAACCTGCGCCTTGAGCGCAAACGGCTCGTCGGGGAGCTGCGGTTCTCCGCTGCGAATCCCCGGGCGGCCATGGTTCGCGCGATGGTCGACGAAGGAACGCTGACGGATATGTCGATTCGTGCGCAACCGCTGAAGACGGAGCGCGTCGAGGAAAACGGGCAGGTCGTTGCTGTGCGCTGGACGCGCTGGCGGCCCGCCGAAGGATCACTTGTGGGCATTGGCGCCGATCAATCGATCGGCGTCGGACGGAGTTCGTTTCAACAATCGGCTAATGCCGAAGGAGTAGTCATGACGGACGAAGAGAAGGCAGCGGCCGAAGCGAAAGCGAAGGCTGAGCGTGAAGCGGCGTCGCGTATTGATGCGAGCCGCCAGCAGCACGACGGGGAATTTGCCGAGCGTGCCGAGAAGGAGCGAATCGCCACGATCCGCAAGTACGGCACTGCGAACAGCATCGGCGAGGACGTCGTTCAGACGTGGATTTCGCGCGGTGCGACGTTTGATCAGATCGCCGACGACATCCTGAAGATCCACGCGGAGCGCGCGAAGGCAGGCGGAGGCAACAACTCCATTTCGGCGCTCGATCTCACCGAGCGACAGAAAAAGGAATACAGCCTCTGCCGCGCCATCGTGGCCGCGAACACGGAGAACTGGAAGGAAGCCGGGTTCGAGCTCGATTGCCACAAGGAGATCGCCGAGCGGCTGAACCGCATCCCGGAGAAGGGCCACTTCTTCGTGCCGCAGGACATTCAGCGCCGGCACATCGACGTGGATCTCCGTGCGCTGGCGCAGCGCATGGGGCTGCCCTACCTCGCTCGCGACTTGAATACCGCAGACGGCAGCGCCGGTGGATTTCTCGTCGGTACGAGGGTCATGGGACTCGACGAGATCATGCGCAACGTGTCCGTGCTGCTGCGCATGGGTGCCACGAATCTCCCTGGATTGCGTGACAACGTCACGATCCCGCGGCAGAGCGCCGCGGCGACCGCGGACTGGATCACGACGGAAGCCGGCAGCCCGACGGAGAGCCAACAGACGTTCGTTCAGCTGGCGCTATCTCCGAAGACGGCCTCGGCCTACACGGAGTTCTCGCGCAAGTTGCTGATCCAGTCGTCGGTCGGCGTCGAGGGCATGGTCAATTCCGACATCGGCGCAGTGCTCGGCCTCGCAGTCGATCTCGCCGGCCTATCCGGCACGGGCGCGAGCGGTCAACCGCTCGGCATCGACAACGTGACGGGCATCGGCACGGTCACCGGCACGTCGCTCGACTACGCGGACGCGCTGGAGTTCCAGACCGATGTCGCTGGCAGCAACATCAACCCGACTCGCGGTA